CCGCTTCGTCCGCCGCACCACGCCTGCACCATAGTGTCCACTATCGATGGTGGACACTATCCCGCTCTCTCACCCTGCGGCAGGGCGGTCAGGCCGGACGGTTACGCCATCGCCTGGGTATCGGTGACTGCGGTCCTCGGTGCGCAGGCCGGTCTCCTCGCGGCGCTCGGCATGCTCCTGGGCCTCGCGTTCGCGCCCGACCTCTCGCGGCGGATGCTGATGTCGGCCTACCGGGCGCAGCGCCTGACCGCACGTGAGGCGCCGGGCCTCGTCGCCACCCTCGCCGAACTGGCGCGCCGCGCCGGCCTGCCGCGCATCCCCGCGCTCTATCGCGTGCCGAGCTCCCTGCCCAACGCCTTCGCCATGGGCAGCCCCGAGGACAGCGCGATCTGCGTCACCGACGGGCTGCTCGGGCTACTTGACGGGCGCGAACTGGCCGGTGTGCTGGCCCACGAGGTCGGCCATGTCGCCAATCGCGATCTCTGGCTCATGGGGCTGGCGGATGTAATGTCGAGGCTCGTGTCTCTGGCAAGCTGGATCGGACAGTTCCTGCTGATCCTCAACCTGCCCCTTGTCCTTGTCGGCGCCGTCCATGTGCCCTGGCACATCGTGCTGCTGCTCATCCTTGCCCCCACCCTGATGACGCTTGTCCAGCTTGGCCTGTCTCGGACCCGCGAATATGATGCCGACCGGGCCGCGGCCGAGCTGACCGGCGACCCGGAAGGCCTCGTTCGCGCGTTGCGCAAGCTCGACCGTCAGCTCGGCCGCTTCTGGGAAGAGATCCTGCTTCCCGGGAGGCGGATGCCCGATCCATCGCTGCTTCGGACGCATCCGCCGACCGACAGCCGGATCCGCAGGCTCCGCGAACTGGCCGCGCGCAGGACGGCCCCGATCCCGCCCCTCGCAGACTTTCCGAGCGACAGGTTTCGTGCGCCGAAGACGGCGCCCCGCTTCCGAAGCTTCGGCCTCTACTGGTAGGAGACGGCAGCGGTCCGTCTTTCCCTGTGACGGCCAGCGATGGCAAAGAAGCAGAGAAGTTTGGATATCAGACCCATCCCCTCCGCCATTTTACAAACCCCTCAGAATAGCATAAGTAGTTGATCTTGCAGGGTTTTCTGGCACCTTTGCCAGAACCCTCGAAAGATCATGGCTTGTTTTGCTGCACATCTTGCTGCACAATCCGCTGCACAAGACACATGCGGGAGTCAACTCATGACCATCGTTCGGCGCGGATCGAACTTCCACCTTCGCAAGCGAGTCCCGCTGCGATACCGGCGGGTTGAACCCCGGGTCACGGTCTGGATTAGCCTGCATACCGACTCCGAAAGTCTCGCCAAACAGAAGGCCCCGCTTGCGTGGCAACACCACATTGAGGCTTGGGAAGCCCGCATGGCCGGGGACACGGGCGACGCGGAACGGCGCTTTGAAGCGGCCCGCGAATTGGCGGCGGTCAGGGGCTACCGCTACCTGCCAGCCGGTCAGGTGGCGACGCTGCCCCGGGAAGAGCTTCTGGCCCGCGTGGAAGCCATCCCCGTCCGCAATGACAAGCCCGACAAGGTAGAGGCAGCCGCCATCCTTGGCGGGGCGTCCGAACCCCCGATCACAGTCAGCCGGGCGCTTGAACTCTTCTGGACGCTTGCGGGTGATCAGGTCATCGGGAAGAGCGAAGATCAGGTGCGGCGTTGGAAGAACCCGCGCAAGAAAGCCGTGGCCAATTTCATCGGCGTTGTCGGGGACAAGGTGCTTGCCGACATATCCGGCGATGACATGTTGGACTTCCGCCAATGGTGGACGGAAAAGCTGGAGTCGGAAGACCTGACTCCGAACTCTGCCAACAAAGACCTGATTCACCTTGGGTCGGTTCTGAAGACCATCAACAAGCGCAAGCGCCTTGGGCTGGTCCTGCCCCTCACTGACCTGTCGTTCAAGGGGGGCGAGAACCGGCAGCGGCCGCCGTTCTCTGTCGAGTGGATCAAGACCAAGCTCTTGGCCCCGGGTGCCCTTGCCGGGCTCAACACTGAAGCGCGGTGCATCGTCTTGGGGATGGTTAACACGGGGTATCGCCCCAGCGAAGGGGCGTCCCTTGGGCGCGACCAGATCAGGCTTGAAGACAAGGTGCCGCACATCTCGATTGAGCCTGTAGGACGCCAGTTGAAGAGCGCCTATGCCCGTCGGATAATCCCGCTTGCCGGGGTCAGCCTTGAAGCCTTCAAAGAGTGCCCCGAGGGCTTCCCCCGCTATGCCGACAACCCCAGCCTCTCGGCTACGGTCAACAAGTTCCTGCGGGCCAATGGGCTCATGGAAACGCCGGGTCATAGCCTCTACTCTTTGCGCCACAGTTTCGAAGACAGGATGCTTGCGGCGGGCATTGATGATCGGATCAGGCGCGACCTGTTTGGGCATCGCCTGACACGGGAACGGTATGGCAAGGGGGCCAGCCTAGAGCATTTGGCCGAAGTCATTCAGGGGCTGGCACTCTGACGCGCCACGGCCCTAGCGCGGGCCAGAACGTCGCCGGAAAGCATGGACTCGGCGTCGGCAATCTCGGCTTCAAGGCGAAGGAAGATCGGCGAATAGACGGGATCGGCCACCACAAGCCGGGCAACCTTCGCATGGGCTTTGCGAAGGCGTTCAAGCTCTGCCGTGGTGGTGGCCGGTCTCATGGCTTCAGAACGTCCCGTTGAGCCGCACGTTGACGGTGCCCGACGGGTTCGCCGCTGCCGTGACCGCCACGCCGATCTTGGTATTGCCGCTCGCGGTGGACGTGACCAGCTTGGCGGTGTTGTCCCAATAGACGGCGGCCCCGACGGCGAAAACGTCGGTCGAGACCTTCGGCAGATCGAAGACCCCGACGGTCACAAGATCAACGTCAGCGCCCGACAGAGCGTCGCCAGCGGCAACGCCGAAGATCAGGCCCGCCTTCACGCCGCCGCCAGAGGCAACGTCATAGGGCGCGGCGATGGTCAGATTCTCGCCCTTCTGGACATAGTTCTGCATGGTCAGATTCCTTTGCTGGTGCGGAAGTGGATGGTGGAAGCGGGTGCCCGGCCTTCCAGCCGGGCAATCTCGGCATCAATGGCCTTCAGGGCCGCCGCCATCTCGGCATCGGTCTTGTAGGTGACCTGTTCGCCATTCTGGTCCCGGAAGGTCAGGACGCCTTGAAAGCGGGCGTCCTGAAGGCTTTCACGGGCCTTGCGAAGGTCATGGGCCCGTTGCCCGGGCGCGGTCAGCCCGTAGGACATGATCAGGCCCCCGGATTGAAGAACGCGCCGCGCCAATCAACCGCGCCGCAGCCGAAGTCCAAGACAACCCGGAACTCCATTCCCAGCACGTCCCAGCCTTCGCGGGATGCCATTTGCGGGCCTTGGGCCGAAGACAGGTAGGCGTATTCCAGCACGGGCAGAACAGCCGGGTCGGCGAAGATGTAGAACCGATCATCGGTGATGCGCGGTTCAACCAAGAGGGTCAGCTTGCCGCTGAAGACGTTCACATCGGCCAAGGTCGCGGCGTAGATCGAAGCCAAGACCTGTTCCGCCGCCGTCTCTTGTTCCGGCCCCACCACAAGGAAGCGGGGCGTGGCATTGATCGGGGTCTTGCCGTCCAGCGCCTTCATCCCACGCATGGCCTTGCGCGCCGCGTCCAGCGTCGCCACAGACAGGGCAGCGGCGGCGGCAAGGTTGCCGTGCGTCGCATGGAAGAGGGCCAGCCCGTCTTCACCCATGACCGGATTGGACAGCAAGAGCTTCAACAGAAGGTTCGCTTCCGTCTCGGCTGCCATGCGTCCGGCGGTCGCGCCCCAATCGCGGAAGGCCCCAAGGTCGTCATTGATCAGGGCCTTGCGGCTGATAGCGAACTGCGTGGCGTAGGTGTCCAGAGCATAGGACTCGGCGGCCTCGCCCCGGGTCGTGCTCTTGATCTCGCCGGACTCGCTGACCTTTTCCAGAAGGCCCACGTCGGACAGCTTCAGGCGGGTTGCAGGCCGGAAGTCGGTCATGGTCGCTTGCCGGGCCAAGGTGGTCTTGATCGGGCTTTGCGCAGCCTGATAGGCCCCCATGAGCGTCCGGTTGCCGGTGCTGGTCAGAAGGCCCGGGAAGTCGCTGGTGGTGTGCATGGCAGCCCGGAAGAGCTGGTCAGCGTCCATTCCGCGCGTGCTGGTGCCCGTCGCTTCCACGGCGGCCCGGGCATGGTCGCGCAGGGTTTCGGCCATGTAGGGCGCGGCTTCCGGCTTGGGGGCCGTGCCAGAGACACGGGCGAAAAGGGCATCGGCGCGACGTGCCATGACCGTCGCCGGGTCGTCTTGCGTGGCCACGGTGCGAATGCGCGGGGTCTGCCGGGCGCGGGTCTGAAGGGCCTCTGCCGCCGCCGCCCGCGCATTGGCGCGAAGCTCATCGTCGGTCAGTTCTTCGCCCGCCTCTTCCATGCGGGTTGCCCATTCGTCGGGCAGATCATGGGCCGCGACAAGCCGCTGAATCAGCGCGGCGCGGTCATCGTCTTGGGTGTCCTTGGGCATGGTGGTGCTCCTGAAGGTTGCGCCGGGATCGGCAGGGATGGGAACGGCAGAGACTTCGGAGATTGCCCAAGCCGCCGCCGTCCGAACGCGGGCCTTGGTCACGGGATCGAGGGAGTCAGCCCAGCGGGTGACGCGGTAGCCAATGCTGACCCCGCGCACGCTACCTTCCTGAATCCGGGTGATGATCGGGGCGGCATCGGCTGCCCCCGAAAGCCGGATGGTGGCCACAAGGGTTTCGCCTTCGGTGCGGTAGGCGGCAATCATGCCGATCACGTCGCGGGCAGAGCCTTGCCGGTGCCCGTCCAAGACCGGCGAACCAATCAGGCCCGACAGGTCAAGCCCGGCGGGGTCAAGGCGTTCGGTGTATGCCCCCCGCGCATCGCGGCGGGTGACGGGCGCAAAGGTGCTGATTACGGCTTCCACGGTCATCGCATCGGCGTTGAACGTGTCCGGCGTGAAGCTCGCGCGACGGGTCAGAAGGTCCAAGATTTCACCTCTGCGGTTCGGATGCGCTTGCCCGATTGCAAACGAATGGTGGTGGCATGGGCGGGGTTGGCAGTCAGTCGGGGGCTGGCCTCGCGAACGGCGGACTCTTGGGCCAGCCGCGCAAGCCGCCGGGCATAGCTCGCCTTGTTCTGCTCTTTCTTGCGGGCCTCGCGGTCATCAAGCATCGGGCGACTCCTTGGGTTTGGTGAAGGAGTCAGCTGCGATTTCTGCGTCTAGGTCTTCCAAGGCCCACCCCCGGGCGGCCACAAGCTTGCGGCGGCTGGTCAGGCCCGCTTCCATCTCGGCCACGTCGGCTTGAACCTGCTTGGCAGGATCAACCTGCATGAAGGCCGGGGGCAGCCATTCGCAGGCCATGTAGTCGCGGGGGCTGGCCTCAAAATCGGGGCCGTCCAGATCGCCGGACAAAACCGCCCAGGTGATGACTTGACGCCAGATCGGGCGAAGGAACTGCGGCACAAGGGTGCCATACTGAATTTGCTCAACCCGCTGCCGGAAGGGCAAAAGACCGGCCCGCAAGGAACTGTAGTTCGCCCCGGTCAAGTCGCCCGATAGCAGGTGTTCGGGCAGGCCAAGACCAGCGGCAAGCTGTTGCAGATTGAGGCGAAGGAAGGCCGCGACTTCTTGGGTCTGCGACGGCGTGTTGAACTTCACATCAATGCCTGTCGGCAGGCGCTTCAGGGTGCCCGGTTCAAGCCCGGACTCAAGGATGCCCCCGGCCTCTTCGCCCGTGAAGGTTTCGCCCGCCGTGCCGTTCTGATCGACAAGGAAGCCCGCGTGCATGGCGGCAATCTTCACGCCCAAAAGCAGGGCGTCGCAAAGCTGGTCAAACTCACTGGCGGGCAAGATGACAGGGGCCAGCCAAGACACGCCCCGGACCTGCCCGGCGGCAATGGGCTTCAGGACGTGAAGGATTTGGTCTGCCGGGATGCGAACCGGCGGGGCGTAGGTCGCGAACTGGTCATGGGGCCGGGCGGGCAGGACGTGATAGGCCACCCGGCGGCCTTCGCCGTCAAACTCCACCCCTTGCACAATCAAGCCCCCGCCCGGCAGTTCCCGGTTCATGGACTCGTCAACCAATTCGGGCGGGATGATCCGAAGGTGCGGACCGTCATCGGCCAAGACCTGCACAAAGGCTTCCCCGTCAATCACAAGGCCCCGGGCAATGTCCGCCTGAAGCCCCCAAAAGTCCGTGCGACCATCGGCGTCGGCGTCTTCAGCCCAGCGATTAAACGCCTCTGTCAGCGCCTTCCGCGTCGCGGCGTCGGGATGCTTGGGCGTGGGAACGATGCCAGCCCCGACAAGCGCCCCGGCCCAATTCGCCACGGCTTGCGCAAGCCAAGGGTTGTTCGCGGCAAGGTAGCGGGCACGGGCGCGAACGGTAGCCCCGGCCCCTGCCACTTCGCTGTTGATCCGGTGGAAGGTGCCCATGCCAAAGCCCCGCCGCCCGCCTGCCGCGCCGTCAAAGCGACGCACGGCCCCGGCCTTTGCGGGCCGGGTGCGGAAGGATGCAAGGGCGCGGGCAAGGAAGCTCATGGTCAGGCCGCCAGAGCTTCAAGCCGGGCGTGAACGGCCAGCAAGATCGGGTCAATCGGAAGGATCAGATCGGCAACCGGCACATGATCGGGGGCCAAGAAAAGGCCCGCGCCAAGCTCGCCAAAGTCGCCGTGCGAGACAGCGGCGGTGCAGAAGCCATTGCCGCCCGCAACGGGCTTCTGCCACGACAGGCGCAGCGTGAAGCCGGGCGGGGCAAACTTGCCTTCGGTGAAGGTCTGATACATCCAAAGGGCCGGGCTTTCGGGCGGCTTGCGATAGCCCGGAATCTCCAAAGTCTCGCCCGCATCTGCGGCGGCCTGAAGAGCCTTGCTAGTCTCAGGGTCGAAGCTCGGCACTTCGCCCACTACCCATCCCTGAAGGCGCATTGCGGCGGCCTGCATGGCTTCGCGGGACAGGCCGCCAAGGTCCATAAGTTCCGACAGGACGGCGGCGGTCAGAATGTCACCTTCGGAAAAGAGAAGCGTGCCCCGCCCATCGGTGGCAGAGCGGGCACGGGTCGTGATGTAGCCATGCGCGACCATGTTCTTGAACCGCAACCGCGCCGCGTCGGGCAGCAGGTTCGGGCTAGCGATGACTTGGGCGACTTGGACGGCGGGAAAGTTGCTCACGGGGGCCTCCTTTGAAAGACGCCCGACGATACCCTTCCGCAAGATCGGAAGTCAAGGGATTCGATCTTACCGAATCCGTTCTTGAAGAATCCAAAAAAGGCCGCTAGAAGGGTCGTGCGATTGATGGTCGCCCCGGGCGTCTCCTCCCGGGTGGCGGCGCGGGTGAGGGGTTGCCCGCGCCGCCGTTTCTTTAGACCCCGCCGGAGAGAACCCCATGCTCGCGCGCCACAGTTTCGTCACCCTAGAACTGAACCCGGAAACTGGACGAATGGAGCCGGTTAGGCCTGCTCAGTTGTGGGAAGAGACGTGCGGCTTCACCGTGCCCCCGAACGGCCTTCCTGCGATGTTCCGGGAAGAGTGGCAGGAACTGCGGAAGCGCAACATGGCTCATGGCATGGCGGTCGATTTGGCGTGGTTGCGCGCGACCGAAGCCGTTGAAGAGCGGCAGGCCAAGTTTCGGGACAAGGCCCGGAAGCGTTTCTTCAGGGTCTAAGCCTTCGCAGCCTTCGCCTGTCTTTTCGCTACACGTTCGGCCCGGTGAATCCAGTCCCCAGCCCATCCTTGCGACTCAGCTAGCTCGCAAAGCCGGACAACCTCAGAGAAATTACCCCTCTTCTCTTCGATTATCGTAAGCTGCTTGAATCCGGTGTGGGAAGGCAAGGTCTCACCCGTGTATTGCTCCTTGAAGGCAGCCGCAGCCCGGGGGGCAATTTCGATTTGCTGGTGGCAACCGTCAACCGCCTTTTCCAGAGCGTCCGGGACGTCATCGCGCCAGCGATAATAAGATTGAATCTTCTGGTGATAGAGAAAGTGAACTGTAAGGATATTTGGCTCTTGTGGAACCAATTCTTCTGCCTTCGCAATGAGCTTGAACGCCACAGATCGGTTGTCCGCCTTATAGAACCATCCCGCGCGCGCTGAAAGGAAGGCAACAACGCTTTCGCTTGAATAGTATGCCGGGCCTTCAAGCAGGGGGTTCCCTGCACCTTGCTCTGCCCACGGTCGAGCGAATGCAGAACGCATTGCGTGCTTCTCTTCATGGGTAAGGGTCGCTTCCCACCATTCGCGCAACCCATAGTGCCCAAGAGCGCCCCCGGATTCCGTTCGTTTCGGCATTTCGACAGCCGCGCTCACAGGCTTAGCTAGTTGTGCTTCGACCACAGGGGCAGAGTAAGGGCGAGGCGTTCCGATTGGCACCATCACCGCGCCGCCAAGCTTCTTTCCTTCCGCTTTGCCTCTATGGCTATGGTGAAGGCGGACAACCTCGTAACGGTCGGGTGTATTTCGAAGGACGCTTAAGCTTTCGATGTTTGCCCGGCGAAAGGATTTCTCAATCTCTCTTATTGCCTCTTCGGTGGAGTCGAATGTTCCCAAGTCGCGATATTCGTTTCCTGATTGCCGGTAGAGACTAACAGATACCGGGCCGGGCCGTATCTGGTGACTTTCCCTCATTTGCCCGATATAGATAAAATTGGGGTCATTCGGATCGGCGAGACGCTTTTCCTTATACATGGTCAAGAAAATCACAAGCGCCACAAAGGCCAGAATCGCGATAACTTCCCAAATGCCCATTCTCGCCCCTACCGATTCAACCATGCCGATCTAACCACGGTAGCGGGTTTCTTGGGCAAGGTCACGCTGGCCAGTTCCTCTTCCCGACGGTCAAGGTTCATCCCGATCAACTGCCGGGCTGCCAGAGCATAAACCGTGGCGTCCAGCGTCTCGGCACGCTTCCCCGGGATGCGTTCAAAGCGCCGAACGGGCTGGCCTTTGAAGTAGCGCACCACGCGGCGTTCGCTGGTCAGTTGCTCAAAGAAGATTGGTTCCAGATCGGCAGAGAACCGGAAAGCGTTGCCCCGGGACAGCCGGTTGAAGAGTTGGGCCTTGATCGCGTCCACCCCGATCAGAAAGAGCGGTGCCCCCTTGGTCGAGGAACGGGCAAGGAAGGGGCGGCTGAAGCCCGCCACGCCCTTGCCGGACACGACACGCCGCCCGAACCGGGACCGGGTGAACCCATGCACAAGATCAGCGTGGCCGCCGTCGCCAGAGTCGATTACGCAAGCGTCGCAGGTCAGGATACCGCCCGCCGGGTGCCGCCAGATGGTCTTCAGGGCGGAGTCCAGGTCGTGCCAAGTGGCATCGGAATCGACAGGCCCCCAGATGACATGATGCGACAAAATGAAGACCGCATCGCCCTTGCCGTGCCCAAGGAAGACCAGCTCTAGCCGGTCATCCTGACAGTCGACTCCCGCGCTGACAAAGAGCACTTCCGACGGGATGCGGTCGGGCAGCCCGAACGGTTCGCGCTTGGCGGCAAGCTCGTGCTCGTCAATCTCGTCTTGGGCTTCCCGCCATGCCTCACCCAAGACCAGATTGACAAAGGTCTGAAGCGTCGCCGGGCTATCCTTCGCCCGGGTGAACTCTGCCGCCAAGATGCCCCAAGAGGCGTTCGCATGGGGGCTGACAAGGGCGTTGATCCTGAAGCCTGCGTGACCCTTCACATGCGGCGCAGTGGCCCGCCAGCGGCCTTGTGCGACGGCGGCGGCCTTGTGCCGCTCTGCCACCACAGAGCCGCAGCAGGGGCACGCCCAAGCGGCCTCTTCAGGCTTCCCGTCGGGCCATGTGATGTTCGCCCATTTGACCTCACTGAAGCCGCCGCAGTCCGGGCACGGAATTTCAAAGATGCGTTGATCGGACTCGGCATAAAGGCGGCTGACGGGGCCATGATCAAACACCGGAGTCGAGCCTGCCAGAATCTTCCGGTCGGGGAAGGCCAGCGTCCGCATCTCTGCCAGCTTGATCGGGTCGCCTTCCTGCCCGATCTCAAACCCGTCGATTTCATCAAGTGCGAGAATCTTGGCATTGTGCCGTCGCAGGTTCCGGGGGCTCTTGGCAGCTACCAGCTTCAGGCTGCCCCCGGGGTAGCGTTTCGACATGAGAGTCGAGCGGCCCGTTTCGTCGGCTTCGGCGTCCAGAAGCCCGCGCAAAGTCGGGCTGGCCTCAAACGTGCCTTCAATGTCCCCGACGGCATAGTCGCGGCAATCGTCTTGCGTCGGCAGAACGGCCAAGATCGGGCAAGGCTGATTGGCGACGTAGTTTGCAATGACGGCGGTCAGAAGGGACGTGTAGCCAATACGGGCGGACTTCTGGACTGTGATCCGACTGATTGCCGGGTCATCAATCGCGTCGCAGATGCCCCGCTGATAGGACCAGAGCCGGACCTTGCCGGGCAGCGCCGACACGGTTGCCGGGAAGTGGATGGTCGACTCAATCCAGTCTGCCAAGGGCAGCACGGGCGGTGGCTTCAGGGCTTGGAGCGCCCGGCGGCGGGTGAGGGTCAGGGCTTCAGTCATCGCTTGCCAATTCCTCTAGGACGGCCCGAACCTCGCGGTCGAGCGTGGCCACGTCATGCGGGGTCAGGTGCCCCAAGCGGGCGGCGGCCCGGGACGGCAAGGCCAGAAGGGCGGCCCGAACGTCGCGCAGAATGCCAGCCCATTCGCGTTCCACATCGGACAGGGCGGCAAGCTCACCCCGGGCGCGGGCATTGGCGGCTTCCACCTTCTCGGCATTGGCCCTGGCCAGCCTGATTTTCTCGGCGTTCAATTCGGGGTTCGCCGCTAGAGCCGATGCCCCCGACTTCAGCCGAAGAGATTCAACGTAGCCCCGGACGGCGGGCTTCAGATCGAAGCGGCCATCCGCGCGGCGGGGGATGCGACCTTCACGGGCAAGGGTGCCAATGCGGGGGGCAGTGAGCCCAAGCCATCCGGCAAGCTCTGCCGTCGTCACCACGCCGGGCAGCGCGGGCGGGCCGCTGACCAGCGCGGCAATCTCTGCCAATTCGGCTTCAGTCAATTGTTCCAAGGCGTCTTTCCCTCTGCGGTAAATCCGGGAATCCCGCTTCCCGAATTCCAAAATTCCTGTGGCGCGTGGAATGTCGGGGCTCCGCGTCCCCCCGATGCACAATCGCGGGAAGGACCCGTCCACTTCCCGGCTTTCCCAAGATTACCAGAGGCGGCTTCACCTCTGCCGCCTTGGGGGTCATGGGATGACCGGACAACCGGACAACCCCTAAAGGGGTTTGTCCATGTCTGTCCGGTCTGGTCACCCATTTGCGCAGGCGGACAACGGCGGACATGTCCGGTCTTGTCCGGTGTCTGTCCGGTCATTCGTCTTCCCTCTCTTCCGGGAAGTCGTCTGTGTAGTCCGCCAGATTTACCGGGCTGGTAACCTTGGGAAAGAAGGTGCCATCCCTGAAGTCAATCAGCCCGCGCCGGGTGAGGGTTTCCACGGCCCGCTTGAACGCCTTGCGGCGCGACTCGGCATCATCTGAAGCCGACACTTTGCGGCCAGAAACGCACGCATCCCGCCAATCGCCTTCGGCCACGGGGCCGCCATTGGACAGGCTGTTGAAGACCGCAAAGGCGGCGGCTGCACTATCCGACAGCTTGGGCTGACGCTTCACGGCGGGGCCAGTGGCCTCTTCGCAAATCGCCGTCGTGATCGGGTCGCCGTCGTCATCCGTGCCCAAGTGGCGAGTCCCGATGCTGAAAGTAAGCGACAGATCGGACGGGCCATTGCGGTTCTTGGACATGCGGCCTGTCACGATTCCATCGTCGTCTTTGGTCAGGGCCAGCGACATATCTAGCGCCCCGTTCAAGAGACTATGGCCCCGGGGCAGCCCGTCGCCCGCCTTGGTATCGTGATGGATCAACAGGACAGCCGCGCCCCAAGTGGTCAGCGCGCGGGCCGCCGCCACAACCATCCCCATCCCTTCGGCGCTGTTCTCTTCAAGCCCGGGGAAGGCAACGGCCAAGGTGTCGATGATGACCAGCGCCGGGCGGCGGGCCTTCACGGCGGCCCGCAAAGCCTTCAATTGGCCCGCCTTGGAAAGCAGATCGGACACGCCCCCGACTAGGTGGAAGGCTTCAGCTTCACCGTGCTCTTGGCGAAGGGCGGACAAGCGCCCGCGCATCCCGTGCCCGTCTTCGGCGGCCACATAGAGCACGCCGCCTTGGCGTGTCCGCCGCCCAAAGACCTCTTCCCCTTGGGCCACGGCATAGCCCAAGCGCGGGGCCAGAAGGCTCTTGCCTGCCCCCGGTGCCCCGACAATAGCGGCCACGTCGCCTTCCGCCAAAAGGCCCTTGATGACGTAGGGCCGGGCAGGCAACAGGGCGCATTCCGCCGGGCTAAGGAAGGTCAGGCCGCGCGAGGGCGGGGCCGCCTTCGGGCCAAAGATCAGGGCATCAATCTCGGCTTCCTCTTCGGCGCTGATCACGTCTGCGAAGTCCGCCCGGGCCTCTTCCATTGCTTCGATCCGGCGAAGCTCAGTCAAGGCCGGGTCTGACCAGCCGAACCCTTCGGCCTCATGGATGATCGCCCAGCCCGTCACGCCCCCGCCCGCATGGAAGGACTGCCAAGCGGCTTCAGTCGCCGTTGCGTCATATCCCGGCCACTGCGAAGACCATTCGTCCCAAGCCTCTTGCCCCTCTTCCGACCCGTCGGACTCGGCGTGAAGGGCCATGCCGATGCGAAGCCATTCGTCACGGCTGGCAAAGGCGTCGCCGTCGTTCGGCAGAGCGAAGAGGGCCGCCTTGACCACATGGAAGGGCAACCCCGTCGGTTCGCTTTGGCCAGCTTCACGGGGCGGCCTAGAGGGGGCCATGAGGGCTTCAGGCCACGGCGGCAGATCATCCTTCAGGCTGCCCGACAGAAGGCGATAGGCCCCCATGCCGTTGACGGCCCCGGCGGCCACGACAAAGCCCCCTTCCGCCCGCACGTCCACGCCGGGGCCAATCTGCCCGGCAGAAGATCGAAGGCCGGGGGCATGGCGGAAGATCAGGTGCCCGCCGCCCGACGGCGTTTCCACCATGACCGGCGACAAGGTGTCGGGATCGAAGCCAAGCGCCTTGATGGTGGCCGCCCCGTCCTTCCCGTCTTTGCGGTCAAGGTCCAAGACGGCAAGGCCAGAGGCTTCGCCCGTCGGTATCGCTGGCATGGCGTCCGGCCACTTGGCAAACCAACGCCGAATCTGGCCCAGATCGGTTGTCGCGGCGGCCTTCCATTTGACCAAGGGCCGTTTGCGCTGATTGACCGGGAAAACAGGGAATCCGGCCCCTGCCAGATCAAGGGCGGCTTGAAGATTGTCACGAATTGCCATAGGCTTAGGGGGCGACATTGTTGAGTCCTTTGTCGTGTTCGGTTGTGACCCCGGCGCTCGTCCCGCCGGGGTCATCTCTTTTGGGGTGGAAGCCTGACCAATGGCCATGGGCCACAGGATTTCGCAGCACATTTTGCTGCACATTCTGCTGCTGGAAAATTAGATTATCGTTGTTTTTCAT